AAGGTACGCTACTGACCCCTATTTAACATTTCCCAACCCACTTTTAACATTTGCAAACATTTTGTGGCACGCTTTTTGCTATGGGTCGCCATTACCGTTTTTTAACATTTCGCCACAGACTTTGGCACGGTTTTTGCTAAGGCACAGATTTAACAACCGCTAACAGACTTTGGCACGGTTTTTGTTATGCGTGTGCGCCCGTGAAATTGTTTCACGTGGAACACTGCCACACCGACGCACAAAATAAAATGTTTCACGTGGAACACAACACCAAGAGTTAAGAAAAGTTAAAACGAAAATAATTTGTGCGCTTATGCTTGTATGTTAGAAAAATGTTGTATCTTTGCAGTGTTCAATTAAACATTTTGAAAATATGAAAGAGTTACTACAACATTTCAGAGAGCAACCGAAAGAAGCAATTAAAGAAGTTGCTATGTGTGTAATGATTTTTGCCGTTTGTGGGGCGATGTTGTTTTTATCTGCAATCTTGCAGAGTTGCGGCGTACAACGTGAAAGCGCAAGCAGCGGCAAAGCAGTGATAATAACAACCGATACAACGTACATTTACCACGGCGGTACGGTTAAGTTTCCTAAGAGCAAATAACACTATGTTTAACAAATAAAGTTTACTACAATGAACGAAGAAAAAAGAAACGCATTTGATGAGTTTAGTTTTGCCGCTTTGTCGGCTTTGGGTAGCCTTATGGCGTGTAATGAAGTTTGCCGCAACCAGCGTGCAGTAATGAAAATAAACCGCTTTCGTGCGTGGCTTATGGACTTGAAGCCGCAAGCCAACCCCGAACCTAATTTGCCGTTTGACGGCGAACCGCAAGGACCGACAGCCGAATAACAATTAACAACAAGTTTAACAATTAAAAGATTACTACAATGAAAAGTTTTGCAAGTAAATTTAATAAGACTACGTTTGGCATTGACACAACCGACTTTCAGTACACTAAGTTAGCCGATATTTTCAACTCTGAAAATGAGGGCGGCAAAGATGTGGTACACAAAATCAACGGGCTTTATGTCCACAAATCACAATTAGGTGACAGCCCTGTAATTATTGATGAGGAAAACAAACGGCTGGTAAACCTACCAAGCCACACAGCCGAAACGGTACGTGAGATTCTTTCCGATGATGAAGCGGTACAAACTATCAAAGACGGCAAAGTCGGGTACACGATTTACGAGTATGAGAGCCACGGCAAGAAGTGTTACTCAATTTCGTTTGTGGACTTGTAAGAGTTTGAAAAGTTATGTTTAACTTTGTAGGGGTTGCAATGTTTGTAACCCCTATTTAATATAACAGCGTTATGGTAAAAATCAAAGTTAATTTTTCGCCGTCTGTATATGCGAAAACCAGCAGGCTAGAATTAAAGAGAGATATTTTGCAAGCCGTTGAGAGTAGCCCTGAAATGCGAAAAGAGATTGCACGTGTTTTCCAAATGGCAAACAGACGTATTCAGAATATAGAGCAAAGCGGACAACTTTCGCCAGCCGTGCAAGCGTTAAACAAAGGCGATGTTAAGGGGTTTGCCAAGTTTTCAATGAAGCACGATTGGAACGCCTTAAAAGTTGAGTACGGCAAGGCGATTTCGTTTTTACGCCAACCAACCAGTACGGCGCAAGGTGCAAGGCAGTACGGGCAACACCTGCAACGTGTGTACGATTTAACGCCCGATGAGTACAACCTCATGGCAAGGAACTTGCAAGGCAAGTTAAACAGCGTTTCCGATAGTGATTTCGTGGAACGGTATTTGATGCGGTACAAGGATTTCACGGGCGAAATGGAGCAAAGCGCAAGCGATATAAGCACACAAATCGAAAGTGAAGCGCAAAGCATTTCACGGGCGATTGATGACGAAATAGAGAGAGCCGCAAATGAAGCGGCAAACAAAATTGATGATGATATAGACCGAATACTACAAGGTTTTAATAAATTCGGCTTATGAAAAAAATACCTTTTGAGTTACAAGAAAGAATAAACAGCCCGACCGAAATAGCAAGCGTATTGCAACGTGCCGTAAACGAAAAAAACATTATCGGAAACAGCAAGGGCGAAAGGTTTTACAACGTGCCGTGTGCCTTTGATATTGAAACAACAAGTTTTTACCGTGATGCGGACGGACGGGCGTACACATACGAGCAAGTGCAACGTATGCAGGACAGCAACGGACGCAAGGCGAAATTAGAGAAAGCCGCAATAATGTACGTTTGGCAGTTTGGCATAAACGGATATACTATAATGGGGCGCACGTGGGGCGAGTTTGTCACGATGATGCAGACCGTAAGCGAGGTTTTGCAACTGAATGACAAATTACGCCTTATTGTGTATGTGCATAACCTTTCATACGAATTTCAGTTTTTGCGCAAGTGGTTTGAGTGGCAACGGGTTTTCAGTATTGATTTACGCAAACCGATATATGCAATAACAACGGGTAACATTGAGTTTAGATGTAGTTATTTGCTTTCGGGTTATTCGCTTGCAAAGTTGGGCGAGCAACTTATGAAATACAAGTGTGCAAAAGCCGTCGGCGATTTGGACTACCAGCAAATAAGACACGCCGAAACGCCGCTATCTGATGCGGAGATACACTATTGCATAAACGATATTAAAGTAGTGATGTGCTACATACAAGAACGTATCGAGGAAAGCAAAGGGATAACGCACATACCGATAACAAAAACGGGGTTTGTGCGCAAGTATTGCCGTGCGCATTGTTTGCGTGAAAAGACCGATGCAGGAAAGACCGTACCAAATTGGGATTATGTAAACTTGATGCAGGAACTACAAATTACGGGTATGAATGAATTTAATATGCTGCAACGTGCGTTTGCAGGAGGTTTTACACACGCCAACGCCGAATATACAGACGAAATAATGTACAACGTGGATAGTTACGACTTTACAAGTAGTTACCCGTATGTAATGATAGCGGAAAAATACCCGATGTCGCAAGGCGTTGCGATAACGGTCAAAAGCATGGCGCAATTTGAGTTTTTAATATCAAAGTATTGTTGCGTGTTCGATATTGAGTTTACCAACATATTTGCCAGCGAAACGCAAGACAACCCGATTTCAGCAAGCAAATGTTTTGTGAAAGAAAACCCGTGCGAGAATAACGGGCGCATTGTGGCGGCTTCAAAAATTGCGCTGACAATTACGGACGTTGACTTTCATATACTCAAAAACTTTTATACGTGGGAAAGTATGCGAGTGGGTGAAATGTATTGTTACAAGAAAGAGTATTTACCGACGCCGTTTGTAAAGTCTATCCTGCATTTGTACGAAAGCAAGACGAAATTAAAAGGCGTTGAGGGTAAAGAAGTGGAATATCTAAACAGCAAGGAAATGTTAAACAGTTGTTACGGTATGAGTGTTACCAACCCCTTGCGTGATGAGTTTACCTATAATGGCGAATGGGATATTAACTCAATGACAGCCGAACAAAAACAAGAACTTTTATACAAGTACAACACCAGCAAAAACCGTTTCTTGTTTTACCCGTGGGGCATTTTCGTAACCGCATACGCACGGCGCAACCTTTTCACGGGCATACACGAAGCAAAAGACGATTACATATACAGCGACACCGACAGCATTAAAATAATGAACGGCAAGGCGCACGAAGCATATTTCAAGGCTTATAATATGCAGGTGCAAATGAAATTGCGTGCCGCCTGCAAGTACCACGGTTTGCCGTTTTCCCTTTGCGAGCCGCAAACGATAAAAGGCATAACAAAGACTTTGGGCGTTTGGGATTTCGAGGGTACATATACACGGTTTAAGACTTTGGGAGCTAAACGATACATGGTGCAAGAACCGAACGCACTAAAAGCAGGCGGACGGGCATACGATTTCAGTTTAACCGTTTCGGGCGTGAACAAAAAAGCCGCAATTCCCTACCTTATTGAAAAGTACGGGGAAAACGGTATCTTTGACGCTTTCACTAATTATCTGGATATACCGCCAGCGGCAACGGGCAAGAACATACACACGTACATAGACTACGAGATACAAGGCGAGATAACCGACTACAAAGGCAGCACGGCGCACTACAACGAACGCACGGGCGTACATTTAGAGCCGACTGGATACAGCCTTTCACTTTCGGTTATGTACATAAATTATTTGCGAGGTATCAAATTTAAGGACTAAAATAATAAGAGTATGACAACAAGAAAGACAAAGACAGACAAGCCGAAATTTTACGACTTGAAAGCGATTTTAAGCAAGAACGCTGACTATAATGTTATATTTGGCGAGCGTTCAAACGGCAAGACTTACGCCGCCTTAAAATATGGTTTGGAAAACTATATCAAGACGGGCAAGCAAATGGCGTATATACGCCGTTGGCGTGAGGATTTGAGGGGCAAACGTGCCGAAAGTCTGTTTGCAAATCACGTGGCAAACGGGCTTATTGAGGAACTGACAGAGGGCAAATTTAATGAAGTGTTCTATATGTCGAACAAATGGTTTTTATCTTTCTACGATGCAGAGAAAAACAAGCGGACACCCGACCCGACCCCGTTTTGTTACGGCTTTTGCCTTTCAGAGCAGGAACACGAAAAAAGTAGCAGTTACCCGAATGTCACAACGATTGTGTTTGATGAGTTTTTGACACGGCGGTATTATTTGCCCGATGAGTTTATGTTGTTTATGAACTTGTTAAGCACGATAATACGCCAGCGCAACGATGTTAAGGTTTTTATGTTGGGTAACACGGTAAACAAGTTTTGCCCTTACTTTACTGAAATGGGTTTGAAGCAAGTGCCGTTTATGGAGCAGGGAACGATAGATATATACCGCTTTGGCGAACACGGCGCAATAGTGGCAGTTGAGTATTGCAGCACGATAGTACAACACAAAGCCAGCAACAAGTATTTTTGTTTCGATAACCAAAACTTGCAGATGATTACGGGCGGTAAGTGGGAACTTGCAGTATATCCGCATTTGCCGTGCAAGTACAAGCCGCAAGATGTGTTGTTTGTGTACTATATCAAGTTTAACGATGTAGTGTTACAAGGAAACATTATACAAGTCGGTAGCGAATGTTTCACGTACATACACGCAAAGACAACCCCGATAAAAGATGAGGAAAACCGCCTTATTTATTCTTTGGAAATGAACGGCAAACCGAACTACAAACGCAAGTTGTTAAGTACCGCAAGTTATGTTGAACAACAAGTCGCACGGTTTTTCGCAATAGACAAAGTTTTCTACCAAGATAACGAAGTCGGCGAAATAGTACGCAATTATTTAATTACGAGCGCAAAGACAAACATTGTTTCTTTGAAATGAAAATTACGGGCGGTTTGGTGCAAATTTCGTGCCGAACCGACCGTTTTACGAAATAAATGCATATCTTTGCAAGTAGTAACTAAATTATAACGATATGGACACAAATACTATTATTCAAATCATTTCAAGTTTGGGCTTTCCGATTGTGATGTGTGGCGCATTGTTTTGGTACATGGTGAAACAAAGGCAGGCGCACCAAGAAGAAACGGAACACCTAAAAGACACTATCTCCGAAAATACGAAAGTGTTAGCCGAACTTACAACTCTAATTAAAGTTTTGACAAATGAAAAGGAAAGATAACATATACAAGTTGTACCAAGCGCAAATACGTGACAAAGACACCGCCGTAACTGAATTTATGGCGAACACGTTGGCGAAAACTCAAAGTATGTTTGAGTATGAGGGTTTGCCCGACAGCATACCGCAAAAAGAATTGGAGCGGCTTTTGCAGACCACAGGCAACGCCTTTGTTACCAGCGTGGACGGGGTTTTGTATGCGCTTTCGGGCGGCAAAGGCGGCGAACCCGATGTTTACGGACGGGCAACGCTTTACACCGTGGCGAACCCTGCATTAAAGTTAAACAAAACCTACGATATACAAAAAGACGGGGTTTTGATTGAGAATGACAGCAACGGCGAAAGCCTTTTGCCGCTGATAGGGCGTTATGCAGTCTTACATACTGACGGGCTTATTTCGTTGAACACGGCAAGCATTTTGACCCGTATCACGATGCTTATAAGTGCCAGCGATGACAAGACGAAACAGAGTGCCGAGGAATTTTTGTGCAAGATAGAAAACGGCGAGTTTTCAATTATCGGGGAAAACGCTTTCTTCAAAGGCGTAAATATGCAGACCGCACCGACCACAAACAGCGTATATATTACGCAACTTATTGAACTGATACAATACTACAAAGCGAGTATGTACAATGAGTTGGGACTAAATGCAAACTACAACATGAAACGGGAACGCCTAAATTTGGGCGAGGTAAGCATGAATGTAGATGTACTTTTGCCGTATGTGGATAATATGCTAAAAGAAAGACAAAATGCAGTTGAGAAAATTAACGAAATGTTCGACACCGAAATTTCGGTTAACCTTGCTTCAAGTTGGGGTTTGGAAAGAGATAATTACAACGCTTTGGCGGCTGATTTGGAAACGGCAAAGGAAAACCCCGACCCGACAGAAGAACCCGACCCGACAGAGGAAAGCACCGAAACAGACGGAAACGGAACGGAAACAGACGGGAACGATACCGAAACAGAGGAAACAGAAGAAACGAAAGAAACGGAAACGGAAACGGACGGTAACGATACCGAAACAGAGGAAACAGAGGAAACAGAGGAAACAGACGAAAACAAAGATAAACAATGAAATACAACGAACTATTTACAAAGGGTAACGGGATATTTGCAACGGTTTTCAAGACCGAATACCCGACAGAGTACGCCGCTATTTTCGGCGATACCGCACCCGAAAAGTTAGACACTTACGCCTTACTGATGTACGGCGGCAAGACCGTTGTAAGCAGCATAACCAGCGACAACGCGAGCGATGTTGTTTCGGCGGTGATTGCAATAAACGTGCAAGGTTGGGAACGGGAAGCGGCGGCGATGTTAGCCGATTACGATGTACTGACACCCGTAACGGGTCAAATTGAACGGACGGAAACCGTAACTTTGCAGGAAAGCACCGACAACACCGAAACGGGCGCAAATAAGGCTTTCAACGACACCGATTTTTCAGACAGCGACCGAAAGACCGCCAACGATGAGAGAAACCGCACAGAAAGCCGCAAAACGACCGAAACCAGCAAAGGAACGGGCGCAAGCAAATCAATTTCAAGTGAAATTGCAAAAGAATTGCAGTTAAGGCGTGATAATTGGAGAAAAAACATTATCTTTGCACTTGTAAGAGAATTAACAACGAGTATTTACGAATAACTAATTTTAATTTTTAGCAATATGGATGTAAAACAGATTTACACGCTTATTAACAGCGTATCGGGTGAAGTGTTGGGGCGTACTGACATTGTAACCGATGACTTGACGGGCATTGTGGATTTAGGCACGGAAGTGTTTAACCAAAATGCAGTTGACAATTACGTCAAATCACTTGTAAACCATATCGGCAAGGTGATTTTCGTAAACAGACCTTATGCGGGCAAAGTCCCCAGCGTTTTAATGGATGCGTGGGAGTTTGGCAGCGTGTTGGAAAAAATAAGTGCCGATGTTCCCGAAGCCGAGGAAAACGATAGCTGGAACTTGAAGGACGGCACAAGCTACGACCAAGATGTATTTCACAAACCGACCGTTACCGCAAAGTTTTTCAACTCAAAGGTTACGTTTGAAGTGCCCGTATCAATCACCGAAAGGCAGGTTAAGGAAAGTTTCAGCAACGCCGCACAACTTAACGGCTTTATTTCGATGATTTATGCAGCGGTTGAAAAGTCAATGACTATCAAGGCAGACGCTTTGATTATGCGCACTATTAACAACATGATTGCGGAAACGGTTTTGGCTGATGCGCAAGCGTTTGGAGCAACGGCGGCAGGTGATATGACAGGGGCAGACCTTGCAAGCGCAAGCACTGCAAGATGTGTAAACCTTTTGAAGTTGTACAACGATAAGACGGGAGCAAGTACACCGCTTACGGCTGCAAAGGCGATAACCGACCCCGACTTTATCCGCTTTGCGTCTTACGTAATGGGAACTTACGCCGACCGCCTGCAAAGCATTTCGACCGTGTTCAATGTGGGTAAAAAGGAACGCTTTACGCCGAAAGATATGTTACACGTTGTACTTTTGTCAGACTTTGCAAAGGCAGCGCAAACCTATCTTTATTCGGACACGTTCAACCGTGGCGATGTGCTTTTGCCGCAAGCCGAAACCGTACCTTTTTGGCAGGGCAGCGGACAAAACTACGAGTTTGCCAGCACGGGCAACATTAATGTTAAGGAAAGCGGCGGCAAAGCCGTTGAAATTTCGGGCGTGTTGGGCGTAATGTTCGACCGTGATGCGTTGGGCGTTTGCAATCTTGACAGACGGGTAACAACCAACTACAACGCAAAGGCAGAGTTTTTCAACAACTATTACAAGTTTGACGCTGGATATTTCAACGATACAAACGAAAACTTTGTAGTATTCTTTATTGAGTAACTCAATAGGTATTAGATTGTTTAACTTTGGGCGGTGTGGGTGCAGGTGAAAGCGCACCGCACCGCCTTTTTTCTTTGCAGATATGACAACGATAAACTTTTATTCATACAACGGACACCCGAACACGGTAAACAAGCAATTAGGTGACTTTACGGCGATTGAGGGCGATTTGCGGCAAACTTTCGATGTGTTGCGACCGACCGTAACACTACGAAAGCAGCCCCGACCGACTTTCAATTATTGCTACATACCAAGTTTGGGGCGTTATTATTTCGTGGAAAGGGTGAGTTTTGAGGGTAACAACGCCTACGAACTTTCGTTGCGTGTTGATGTACTCAAAACCTACGAAAGCGAGATTTTGGCGGCAACGGGGCGAGTGACTGAAAGCGACAACCCCGACCCGTATATTTCAAACCGTGAAACGGTTTACAAGCGCACCCCGAATTTCGAGAAAGTACCGTTTGCAAATACGGGCTTACTCAATGAAACGGGTGGCATTATTATGGTAACATTAAAAGGTAACGACAATGATACAAGTGCAGGAACGGCTACCATACAAATAACCGACTTAGATGTTAACACCCCCGTTGTTATTAGTGGCGAGGTAGTGGCGATAGCCGAACCCGTTACGCCAACGGTTACTAATAACATAGACGGTACAGAGGAGAACCACGAGTGGGACGGGAAAACTCTCACCATAACCGTAAAACCGACGTCTTCTGTTAGTGCAAGACTTGATAACCCGAAAGTACATTACACCAACACGGGCGGCGAGCCGACAACGCAAGATATGCAGGTAGAAGGCACGCCAACACGATTGAAGGCAACCGCCGTTATTACTGATTTGGGCGGCGATTATTCGGTTACGGTTACGGGCACATATATACGTACTTTGCCGCTTACAAAGTCGCTAACGAATTGTACGAGCAAAGACCCTTTGCCCGATTATGTGGACTTTGACAGCCTTATAACGGTGGAACTTGATGCGAACCCAAACACCGAATTTCACACGGACGGAACGACCTATTTAAGCGTAAGAACACGAATAGGCGGACGGGAAATTAAAACACCGTTTACGATTTCGGGCGACAAGAAAAAAGCCACAATTTCGTACCAGCTTGCAAATAGCAGTACTTATAGTAGGGTTAATATAGTGGGCGAGTGTTTTCCCGTTGAGGTGGTGGGCAAACAATACGGCTCTATTAACGTGTATCTTGTAACGCTTGATAACCTGAAAGAATTTGCCGCAAAGCGTTATTTCACGGACGGCGGCAAAAATGTGGATTTGGGCGAGTATGTTAACCGTATCAAAAGAATTTACACGGATATAACGTCGTTTAGCACTGATGTAATACGATGCGGTAACTTTAATACGGGCGTTTCGTGCCAGCAACCAGCGCAAGACAAAATAACGCTTGATTTCGGCACGGCGGTAGTACCAGCGCACAATGAGGATAACACCGACTACGAAAGCGAAATACAACTCTTTTTACCGTTTGCAGGCTTTGTAAACCTCAATAATGATTATGCAGGTAAAACGATAGGTTTGCAGTACGTTATAAACGTGGTAACGGGCAACGGGGTTGCGCTTTTGTCCTGCAATGGCGTTGTATTTCAAGTTGAGGAAACCGAACCGAGCAGCGAAATAATATACCTTTCACCAAGCACCCAAGTTAAAACCGTGGGCGGCGATGATTGGAACGAAATGTTATATTACGGTTTAGAACCTTACATTTACTGCAAATGGTACGAGAGCGCAAGCAACGGGCGAAACAATGACAGACAAACGGGCATTTTAGGCGATTTCAGAGGGTTTAATATCTTTGATGATGTTACACCCATACACACCGCCGAAATGCTGACAGAGGAACAAGAAATGATATATGCGGCTTTGTCTGACGGCGTTTATATTGAGTAACTGCAAGGCAGGATAAAAAGAAAGGCGGCAACTTGATTGTTACCGCCTTTTCTTTGTGCTTGCTGATTGTTATTTGTCCTGCAATGTTTCAACGCCCGTTAAACCTATGTACAAGTTTGTCGGGTAACATCGCAAAAGGTTTTGAAACGCCCGATTAACTTTTCAGCTGCAATAAAGTCGTATGCTTGATTTTTGCAGGCGATTTCTTTTGCAAACTTGTTGCGTGTATCACGGTTAAACACGATTTGATTTTCCAAAATATCACACCCCGTTTGCAGGCTTTCGGCGATGCTTTCCAAACTTGCACGGATTTCGGGCGCATTTGCAGCCAAAAACTCAATGTGTTTCTTACTTTGCAATAACATTTCTTGCAATGCGTTCAACACTTTTTGATTTTGATAAAGTAAGTCAGTTGTTTTCATTTTGATAAAGTATTTAATTGTTTAACACTCTGCAAAGTTAAGCATTTTATTTCACCTGCAAACGGTTGGCGTGTTATTTTGTGTTAAATTATTCTTTTAACTTTGTTTAACAATGTGTTCCACGTGAAACATTTTATTTCGTGCATCGGTGTTGGTGGTGTTCCACGTGAAACAATTTCACGGGCGCACACGCATAACAAAAACCGTGCCAAAGTCTGTTAGCGGTTGTTAAATCTGTGCCTTAGCAAAAACCGTGCCAAAGTCTGTGGCGAAATGTTAAAAAACGGTAATGGCGACCCATAGCAAAAAGCGTGCCACAAAATGTTTGCAAATGTTAAAAGTGGGTTGGGAAATGTTAAATAGGGGTCAGTAGCGTACCTT